TCCTATTGGTAATATTCTTACTGGTGCTTCTGGAGTAATAGTATCAACTATTCTACTTCTTCCTTCAGTTAATGTTCCTATAGCTAAAGTAGTTTGATTGTAGTAAGGGTTAGTATTGTATATTACTCCAGGATTATCATAATCACCTAATTTGTGATTAGCCTGTGCTACTCTAAATCTAATTAATTCTTTTCCATCAGCAGTGGTTCCAATAACAGTCTCTCCTACTTGGAAAGTCCCTGTTACCATTGCAATAGGAAGAAGTTTGGGAATTACAAACTTATTAACATCCTCTCCATCAAAGAAAGCAAAAACATTAGTAGTTGGTTTTAAACTACTAACAGAAAACTCAATATTTCTAGATCTCATATAAGGAGCTAGATCTGTATTGACTACTACTGGACCTTCATTAATAGTACTAAAAGTATCTCTTTGTATGCTTCTTGTTCCAACTCTCTCTTGAGTTACACTATCTGATGTAAATGTTTGAGTTGTGCTTCTAGTCTTTGTTCTTTGATTTGTATCATTGCTTATTGAACTCCAAGAACTCCAAGAATCACTACTACTCTCACTAACTAATCCACCACCACCAGTCCATGTGGTTTCCCAAGCACCCCATATCACTGGACTATATCCAGTATCAGGGTCAAATCCACCAGCTTCTACTTGCTCACTAGTCTCAGAATAAGTAGTAAGATCTTCTTTCTTAGCTTCTATTGTAACTTGATCTAACCATACATCTGATGCTGGTGTTAAGTTCATAACACCACCATAATAGTTTATAAGGAAAGGTGTAACACTCTCAGTCCTAGTTGCAAATGGTTGATGAACAAAAGGTACTGTATCATAATCTAAAGATAATACTCTACCAGTTCTTCTAATTCCATTACTACTATTCAAGTCTAATTTAAGATCTAATTCAGTAGTATAAGGAGTGGGTCTTAATTCCCCATTCTGATAATCAATACTATTCTTAACTACAGTCTTCTTAATTTGATTTTCAGTATCAGAGAAATCATCTACAAAGAATCCTGATTTGAATCTATTCAAACCATCAGCATCAGTAATCTGCATGTTCAATGTATCTCTTTCTAATAATGAAAGAGAAGTGTAGAATTCTAATCCTTCAATTCTTTTTTCAAGTCTATTGATATCTCTCATCTGATATCTCTTATACTCAGCTAAATTAATACTTACATCTGTTACGTTATACAAGTAAGCTGGCAAAGTAAGAGAAGCAACTTCTAATGCACCATCAATAGCATTTGGAAATTCTGGAACTTCTGCAGGTATTCCATTTATTAATTGGAACTCTCCCTTTTCATTTAAATAAATTTTATCCAATCTTGGAAGATAGAATGAATAGTCTATTAATATAGATTCATCTGATGCTAATATATTCTTAGCTGAGTTTCCTGAAGCATTAAAACTTCTTCCTAAAAATTCAAAAGGTGAATAAGAAGTGCCTGAAAACTCAGATACTCTAGGTCTTATATCAAGTATGTCAGTAACTCTAGAATTATTAATTAAAGGTAATTTTCCATAATCAAAATTATCATAAGAATTGGCAGTTGTAATATCTCCAGTATCAGATCCACTAAAGTATGCAGATTCAAATACTACTAATAATTTCTTACTAGGTGCATTAAATCCAGATTTTCTTACAATTCTAGAGTAATCATAGATTGTTCCTCTTTGACCATCATCATATTTAAACTCATCAGTAATATCATTAGAACCTGCAACTAAGCTGGCACTAGTAGCTGTAACACCAGATTCTTTAAATGTTAACTCTTCATTTATCTGTAGAGTGTAATCATTCAAAGGAATATAATTTATAGTAGTGTCATTATGCTTACTTACATAAACTCCTTTACAATTACTGGTTGAGCATTGGAAAGTATCTCCAATAAGTAAATCTCCAGTTTTACCAGTAGTACTGTTGATGGAAGTTAATGATACTCTAGGTAATACTGGAGCACTTGCATTAGATGATTCAAAGACACCATAAACTAAAGTAGCATCAGGAACATTCAATGAAATTTCTTCATCTTGAACTCTAGTTCCAAAAACAGCAGAATATGTTAATCCATCATTTAAAGTTGTAGTTCCAACTCCAGAAGCTGAATTAGTAGAATTTACAATAGAAACTTGATTTATCTTTTGCTTTTGCTTAACTTTCTCTTTTACCTTAACTTTTCTAAGTGTTGCAATCAATTTAGCAGAACTGTTTGTGCCTAATCCATTAATAGTTACTTCAGTAGAACTTGCATTAAATTCAAACTTATCTGCAGATAATGATTCAGTAGTTCCATCAGTTCTTATAAGAACATACCTTTCCTCATCATAAGGTAAGAATGTATCATTTGCATCTCCACTAGAAACTGCTCCAGTAGAATTATTTGTAACATTTACATCAAACTGTTTTCTAATTGTGATATGAGAATCAGTTAAATCTACACTAGAAACATTTCTCTTAGGTAGAGGAGTAAATAATGTATTATCAGTAGAAGATTGGAATTGTGAAGTTAATATCTTAAAATCTGCTGGATTAATTTCTGTTGATGGTAGTCCACCCTCACATACACCAGTAACAGTTGTAACTCCTGCTATAGTTAAAGATCTTTGACCTACAGTAACAATTCTTGCATAAGAAGTAGTGCTCTTACCAGGATTAGTATACTCTACTACATTTCCAACTGTAGCAATCCCAATAAAGAATTTGTTAGGATCTGTAAATGTAACTGTGCTAATACCAGCAGAAGCTCCTGAAGAAGGAGGATTTGTGATATTAACTTGACCTATAGTAGATAAAAGTGATTGCTTTACATCAGCATTAAAAGTACTTGCAGTGCTTACAGTGCCATTGACAGATTTAATATCACTAGTGCTATATGCAGTAACAGCTACACCAACATTTCCACTTTCTGTACCATTAAAAATAAATGCTTCTCCAGCAATAAATTTTCCTTTAGTATTATATACAGTAAGATCTGTAGAACTACTTAAGGCATATCTTAAATATCCAGTAGCACCACTAGACTTTCCTTTAACATGAGTAGGAACAGTTAAAGTTTTAGGATTATTTAAAGCTATATTAGTATATGGTTGAATATCATATAAAGCAATATCCCACTCATTTAAATTTGCATTATTAACATCATAAGAACCAGATTCTAAAGCAAAGTCATATACACGTGCTAATCCTATTTCCTTACCAGCAGCAGTGGTTGCAGCAGCACCAACTCTTTGATCTCTTAGACTAACTGTATAATCTGTGCCAATTCCTATAGAAGGAGAACCAGAAACTCTGTTTAAGGTAAATGTAGGACCAGTAACATAGTTAATACTTTGTCCTTCTAAGAGTTTTGTAGTTCTTGGTTTTTTAAAATCTAAGAATCCAGGAACTATAGTTTCTACTTCATATCCTCTAATATAAGCTTTACCTGGAGATATCTTATAAGTTCCTAAATCATCATTTGGAGTATTGTTATTATATGTTATTTGATCTGAAGTAAACGCTCCATTATTTCCTTCAAAATCATTTAAAGTATTTCTTGCAGTAATAGCAAAAGGTTTGACATAATAATTACCAGACTCATCAAATGTTCTTCTAGCAAACTCATTACTTAAATCATTATATTGTGGTTTATCATTTACAGAAGCAACTTTACCATTTCTCACAGTCATCAATTCTATAAAATTAGGCGTCTTATCTTCTTGTATTGGCGCTGTTTCTAATTTTAATTCTATTCTTAATCTATCAGCACCAGGCGCAGTATAATTACTAAATCCAGCTGCATTATCATTTAAACTTGAATTTATATCAGAATTAATAATATCCTCATAAACTCTCAATCCAATCCTGCAACTATCTGTAGCTCCATATGGATTTACTATAACAGTCTGTTTTTTAACATCTATAAAATATCCTCTAGCAAAATAAATCCCTGCAGATAAAACAGCAGCAGATCCAACATAATTACATCTACCAGTAAATAATTGTGCTACAGGTTCTCCTACTTGAAAACTTATACCAGTTCTAGATGTAAATGGATTTCCATCTAATAATAAACTTTCTCCAGAGATGAACTGATCACTATTATCTACTCCACTATTTTTAAAATTAATAAACAAAGTATAAGTTCCATCTTCTGCAATATTTGGCAAATAACCTTGAACTACTGCTTTTATTCCAGACTGACTACCAACTACAGTTTTACCATTAAGATTAAATAAATAGTCTCTTACATTATACCCCTCATTATCTGCTTGAACTAATATACAATTATATCCATTAGTATACTTAACTCCACCACCAGTTACTGAACTACCTTCCTTAAATGCATGAGTACCAAATTTTTCAATCTGATCCTGAAGGATTGATTGAATACCTGTTAGTTCACGTGCTTGGACTGGGTATCCTGGTTTAAATAGAACCTTAAAATACTTATCGTTTTTATCAAAATCATCAAAATAAGGAGCGACGTTTAAATTAGTTTCCTGAGGCATGATTCTTTAGAATTGCAAAATGACTTTGATATCTTCTCTTTGGTTAGCAGACCTAGTAATAGAAGGTCTATTATCCACATAGATTATGGTTCCTGAATATTTTTTAACTTCAGGATTAGCAACACCCTGAGTAAAACTCTGTCCAAGGTAATATGTTCTATTATTTATTACAGTACTTATACCAGGATTACCTACTTGCCCAAAGCTAGTATCTATTCCTAAAGTACCTTGATTACTAGCAATATTTAAATTTCCTCCAGTGTCAGGTTCAGATGTAAACCTATGTAGAGCATAACCATATGTGGTATCTGTTTTTAAAGATCCATCACTATTAAATCCAACTAAACTTTTATCTTGCCAATATTTTAAAACACCTGTTGTTTGATCATAAGAAACTACTCTACCAACTGCAGTAGAACCAACACCAACAGTTTGTGTTATATTTCCATCTACATTAAATGTTGCTGTAGTATATCCAGCTCCTGCTAATTTTAATGCATAAAGAGCACTAGCTTTAGTTAAATTTAAGTTTGAAGTAGAATTATAAGCTTCAGGGTTTTCTACTATACCTATTCTAGCAACTTGGTTTCCTGTTATAAAATCTGGGTTTTCTGCATCATTTTCAATTTTAGAATATACTAAAACATTACTAGCACCCAACTCTCTATAGATATCTGCTCCATGCCCTCCCTGTGGTGGAATGATTACATTAAATATAGGATCAGTAGTTCCTGAGGGAACTCCACCTTTAACTAAATCTAAAGTACCATAAGTATATCCTGAACCACCTTTAGAAATATCTACTGATTCAACTTTAGCATCATTATTAATAACTATGGTTGCTTCTGCACCAGACCCATCTCCATTAATAGGAACCTTAGTGTAAGTTCTATTGGCAGTTCCTATACCAGACCCTCTATTAGTAATAGTTACAATTTTTAATTGACCACTAGTTCCAGCATTATCTCTGACAGGAGCATTTGCTGTACTAGTTTCCCAAGCATCAGGAACAGGTATAAAATTAGTAGAATTGAATTTTATAATATCATTTGGTTTGATAGTATAAAGATATTTCCAAATATATCCATCTCCACTATCACCTGCTGCTTTAGGTTCAAGATCTGTAAATGTAGGTTCATCTAGAGAGGGTCTACCAGTGACATTTTCTGGATTTGTTCCATTCTGAAGACAAATATAAACCTTATAATCTTCATTTACTATAAAATATTTTGATGCATATAAACTAGTAGCTCCTGAAGGTTGTGCTATATTAGTTCTACTAATATCCCCTCTATACATATCATATGTTACACCTGATGTCCAAGTATACCTACTAACCATTCTACTTACATCAGAAGATGTTATCTTCTTCAATGCAATCATAGTATCCCAATAATCATCCTCTTGATCAAAACTATCCTTTGGTGCAGGAGGGTTTGTATCCCAAGTAGAGGAATAATTAGTAGCATTAGGTAAACCAACAAAAGAATAGTAAGAATTAACTGAAGAAGTTGCTGTTGAAACAAAATTCTTAGCGTTCAATATTCTAAGTTGATCAGTTATAATGGCGGACATTTTACAATTTTTTTAGTTATTTATGGCATTAAATGCTAAGCTATGTTTACAGTCTTTAGACTTCCATCATTTTCTACTAATAATCTATATCTAGTTCCATTAGCAGAAGTTAATATCACTCCAGCAGCAGTGCTAACTCCTACATATGCATCATTTACAGCATTGATGCCAGTGGTACTAATGGTAACTCCATAACCAATTACTGCTTCTCTCATTGAAGCAATACCAGTCATTCTCATACCACCTTCTCTATTGAAGGTATTACCAGTACCAACAGTAGATATTCCTACTACAGAGAAATGATTACCAATACTTACATCACCAACAAATGTACTTATACCACCTGCATTGACACCCCTAGTACTAACATCATCACCAAGTTTGGTACTATTACCAGCACTCACTAAGGCAGTAAATGTAGATGCTCCAGATACATTTACTTGAACTGCATTAAGAGCAACAGATGTAAATGAAGATATACCACTAACCTTTAATCCACCTGTTAAAGTGGTTTCACCAGTAATCCTACTACCACCAGTAACAACTAATCCATCACTTACAGTTAAACCACCTCCTATATTTCCACCACCAACAACAGTTAATTTAGATGTAACTGTAGTAGTTCCTATACCCACTCCTCTTGCTACAGTGGTAATACCTGTAGTATTTGCATTCCAATAAGATGATATACCAGTTGTTTCAAGAGCAGTAATAGTAACTTGCCCAGATGCACCACTAACACTTATATTATCTCCCGCAGCAATTGCTGTTACTATTCCTGGTGCTAGATTAGTTCCATCACCACAAAGAGTATATACCTCAGTGAAATTTGCATTTACCTTTTCAGCACCAGACAGTAAGGTATCACCTGTTCCATCATTTGGCTGTGATCCAGTGCTTATGCCCAGTTTTGCCATTTTGCGTTATCTATTTTAGTTATTTAGAGATATTCCTTATCTCTTAAAGGGTTGAATCTTTGAATAAATCCTGAAGTAGAAATACCACCAAGACCATCTTGTCCATAGAAATTAAAGTCTCTAGCTTGAGTTCTTGAACCCAATTCTAAATAACCCCAACTATAAGTTCCATAGAATGGAGCATTATGTACATTACCAGTGAAGGTAGCTCCTATTCCATTAGAATCAAATTTAGTATTGGTTGAATCAAATTTCAATATAGAAGAATCAAAAGAGTCTGTAGTAAACAAATCAATATTTACAAATACTCTAGTCACATATGTGGTTGCTGTGCCAACAGTAGAAATACCAATTGCAGTGTTAGCAACACTAACAGTATTGACATCTGATACTTGATAGACATTATCAACAAATTGAGTTCCTACTCCAATAGTAGTTGCTCCTCCAACATTAAATGATCTTAATACAGTAGATGCTGTTCCAACATTACTTTCATCAACTAGGAAGAAATCACCCACTTTTAGAGTGCTTAATGTAATAGCAGTACCCACATAAGTAGCATCTCTTAGATAAGAATCTTCAGGGATGTATAAATCAAAGACAAATTTGTTTTGAGATCCAGCAGTGGTTGTACCAAATCCAACTATTGTACCATAATCACCAGTATAAGTTATTGAAGTTGCCTTCTCAACTCTATTAGCCATCTTAGGTTCTTCTATAAGAACTGCAGGTGGACTAGAAACAGTATATCCACTACCAATATTAGTAATTGTAATAGAACCTAAACTATCACCATTAAGAGTAGCAGTAGCAGTTGCTACCTGAGTGGTTCCTAAACCAACAGGTTGTTCAATGGATACTGTAGGAGTAAAGGTATATCCAATACCCACATCAGAAATTGCAATAGATGTAATAGATCCAGCAGCAGAAACTAAAGCTGTACCAGCAGCACCTGATGCATCTTCTTGAGAAACTATGTTTATAGAATCTTGTGATCCATAATTTTCCTTAGTACTATCAAAGAATATCCTAATGTTTTCAACATATGCTTCT